ATCTTGAAGAGATTGCGTTGATTGCGTTGACTGCTGCCGCCACCTTTGCTATTTTAGATACTTATATTCCTTCAATGGGAGTATCTGCTAGATCAGGAGCGGGTCTAGGGATTGGTTTAAATTTAGTGCAATTTCCTGGGGGATTTTAACATTAATATGTGATTATAGCTTTAAGTTGTTTTGTATAATATATTTCTAAATCATTATTATACTAAATATTGTATAATAATGAAACACTATATAAATATTGTAATGATAATAATATTAATTTATCAGAGGATTATTCGCAAATAAAAAACAATAGAGATAGTTAGATAAAATGTTTATGAAAGTTTTAGACAACTATTAATTTTATTATTTTAAACTGTAGGTATAAATTCCCAATTTAATTCAACGCACATTTTCTTCCATGTTTCGTCTTGTTCAATAAGTTTTTCTCTATCTTTTAACAAAGGTATTTCGTGTAGATATTGCGTTTCTTCAAGAAGTTCGCAAATTTTAAAAAGGACATAATAATAATTTAAAAAATTAACACGATAATCTGGACACGTTTTAGCATAAGGTGATTGTATTTCTGAAAATAGGTTATATAATGTGTCTTCTAATTCAGGGCTAAATATAGGAGGTTTAATTCCTAATTTATTTTTAATAAATGCGATATGTTCGTAATATTTGTTAAATCCTAATTTTTTAAGAATTTCTTTAGTTTTGTTATGTGTTAGTTGTTCAAGTCCAATTCTTTCCTTTTTGATTTGTTGTTGTATTTGAATGATAACTTCCTCTGGTATTTGTGTTGTTTCTTTTCCTTGAAATTGTGCCAATATTTCTTTAAAATGGTTAATTTTTTTATAAGCATAGAAGCAAACTTCTTTAGGCGGTTCTTTATAACTTGGTTTCTCATTTTCTATAAGATAAGGAATACTAACAGCACAAACATTACAAATTAACACACCTTCATCGTCAAGTGGAATCATTTCTCCTTTATAACAATATTGACATATATCAGTTTCTCTAACAAATGCTGTCATATCTAGAAAAGTCTCATCAATATTGCTAAGATATTTTTGAACTAAATTTTTGTTATTTTCGCTAATATTTTTATCTTTGTCTTTATCTGTATCGGTATCAGTAACCATTTGTTTTTGTTTAAAAATGTTAAAAAGTAATTGATTTTTAGATGAAACAACTTTATTATCTTCAACATTATTAATATTTTTTTTATTTTCAAAGTATTCAAAAATGTATTTAGAATTATTAAGAAAATAATTAGTCTTTTTTGCTTTTAATTCTTTAATATTTTCTGTTATTTCTTTGATGCGATCTTTAATATCCATAATATCTTCAATAACAAGACTATTATCTAGAGCCAATTGTTTTGTTAGTTCATATTTTTCTTCTTTGAGTCTAGGAATTTTATCAAATTCATCTTTAATAAATTCATTTACAAACTCATTATGCTTGCTATCAAGTGTCGTTGTGTATTTTTTACATATTTTAATCTTTTTTGCTGCTTTTGGTTTAAATGATGGCATTATAAAATTATATATATAAATTTGCAGAAATATTTAATTAGATATTTGTACAAATACATTAAAATTCTACAAAATACATTTAAAGATATTTTTAGGAATATATATATAATATGCAAAAATTATTTGATACGATGTTTATAAAGAGATTTTGTTTGCCAGTCGATACTAACATTGAACTTTACGAGAATGGGAAATCAAATATACAACAATGCTTGTGCGACAATTATAATCATATATCGTGTATTTTACAAGGACAACGGGACGTTAAAAAAAGCTAGCATTTTAAGTTATGGCATTAATAAAATAGGAGATTCAAAATGTTTAAACGCAGGAATTCACGCAGAACATGATGCCATAAGAAAATTATTACCTTTAAAAAATAAAAAAAGACTTAAAGCAGTAAGTATTTTAGTTATAAGATTATCTGTCAAAAATAAATTACAATCAAGCAAACCATGTAGTAATTGTATTGAAATAATGAAAAATCTGCCTATAAAAATTGGTTATAAAATAAAAGATGTTTATTATTCAGATAATGAAGGAAATATTGTAAAGACAAATTTAAACAATTTAGATAATGAAGAAAAACATTATAGCAGTTTCTATAGAAAAAGACATACTAATTTATTTAATTGATTTATTTAATTGATTTATTTAATTGATTTATTTAACCAAATGATACAAATGATTTCATTTAGTTAAAATTAAGAATAAAGAATGCTTTATAATTTTAATAAATGGATATTGAAATAAAATTGGATAATGAACAAAGTTTAGAGATTGATAAGGTGAAATTTCAAAAAATGATTTTTTTATACAATGCTTTAGATAATGGTTGGTCAATAAAAAAAAGAAAAGATTCATATATATTTGTTAAGAACCACGAGGGAAAAAAAGAAGTGTTTGATGATTCATATTTAGCTATATTTATGAAAGACAATTTAGCTATTAATAGATTTCTTTCTTAATTATGAGGGATAATAAAAAATAATTAATTGATTTTAATTATTTTTTCAAAAATTTTTTTTCTTTTAGGAATGTATAAAATGGGAGGTGGTTTAATGCAACTCGTGGCCTATGGTGCTCAAGATGTTTACCTTACTGGTAATCCTCAAATTACTTTTTGGAAAGTTACTTATCGTCGTTATACTAACTTTGCTATTGAATCAATTGAACAAACATTTAACGGACAGGCTGATTTTGGACGAAGAGTTCAATGCACCATCAGTCGAAATGGTGATCTTGCCTACAGAACTTATTTACAGGTTACCTTACCTGAAATTAACCAACTTATGGGTATCGCATCCTTCGCTGCCGGAGTTGGTTCTGGTGTCTATGCCCGTTGGTTGGATTTTCCAGGAGAGCAATTGATTGCTCAGGTTGAAGTTGAAATTGGTGGTCAACGAATTGATCGTCAATATGGTGATTGGATGCACATCTGGAACCAACTTACAATGACCTCTGAACAAGAACGAGGTTACTTCAAGATGATCGGAAACACCACTCAACTCACATTTATCACTGATCCTTCCTTCTCTGAAGTTGATGGACCTTGTGACTCATTGGCCCCTCGTCAAGTTTGCGCTCCTCGTAATGCTCTCCCAGAAACAACTCTCTATGTTCCTCTTCAATTCTGGTTCTGCACCAACCCAGGTCTTGCTCTTCCTTTGATTGCTCTTCAATACCACGAAGTCAAGATTAATCTTGATATTCGCCCAATTGACGAATGTTTGTGGGCTGTTACTACTTTGAGTTGCAACAGTGGAGCCGCACCAATGGGATTGGACGCAGCTAGTCAAAAAACTTATGTCGGAAACCAATATACTCCTGGTCGTCCAGTTCCTGCTGCGATTGCCTACAATCAGTCTTTGGTTGCCGCCTCTTTGTATGTTGATTATGTCTTCCTTGATACTGATGAACGCCGAAGATTTGCCCAGAACCCTCACGAATACTTGATTACTCAGCTCCAATTCACTGGCGATGAATCTGTTGGTTCCTCTTCCAACAAGATTAAGCTCAATTTCAATCACCCAGTGAAGGAATTGCTTTGGGTTGTCCAACCAGATCAGAATGTGGATTACTGTTCATCCCTTGTGTGCGATGCTCTCTTGTTCAAGGTGCTCGGCGCTCAACCATTCAACTACACTGATGCCATTGATGCTCTTCCAAATGCGATCCACGCTTTTGGCGGACCTGCTGGCCTTGCTGCTGATTCTCGTTCATACATTGATGCTCAAGGTCTTTTCGATGATGCCGGTGCTCTTGATTATGACATCCCTAATGGATTCACTGGATATTGGCACGGACCATCCAACCCTTACAATGAGCCAAACTTTGGAGGCCAAAGTCAAAATGTTGACCCTGCTCTTGTCGCTGCCCTTGCCGGTCTTCAACGAAGTCACAACGAAGGATCCACTGTCTCTGATGCTGGAACCTTTGTGCTCACCGAGACCTCCCTTGACATGCATTGTTGGGGCTTGAACCCAGTTGTCACTGCCAAGCTTCAATTGAACGGCCAAGATCGTTTCTCTGAGCGTGAAGGATCTTACTTCTCTTGGGTTCAGCCTTATCAGTGCCATACCCGCAACCCAGATGAAGGTATCAACGTTTATGCCTTTGCTCTTCGCCCAGAAGAACATCAACCATCTGGAACATGCAACTTCTCAAGAATTGATAACGCAACCCTTCAACTCGTGCTCTCCAACGCCACCGTTGAGGGAACAAAGACCGCAAAGGTGCGTGTCTATGCTACAAACTATAATGTATTAAGAATTATGTCTGGCATTTTTGAAGCCTGTGCCAAACAGTTGGCTGCCACATTAGATATTTGCTTCCTAATGTGGATAATCAGTGTAAAGCAAATATACATTCAGAAACAGCAGAATGTATTATATAACCAGCTAGTCTTTGCTTGACTATATAGTCAATTGAAGGCAACATTTCTAAATTGCGGGAACATCCTAATAGCCTTTTCTACTACTTCATTATGTGAAAACATTATGAATACCCGGGGTAATGACCTAGGGCATAGTAATAACGAAACGGATTGGACAATCTGCAGCCAAGCTCCTAAATGCGCTAAAGCAAGCATATGGAGAAGGTTCAGAGACTATAATGGAGTGGGTCTGAGAAAGTTAGCAACTTTCAATGAAGACTTAAGGGATAGTCCGAGCTCAAATAGAAATATTTGGGTAACTGTATAGCTGCCCGGGGCGGGTTAGCGTATAGTAATTGAAGTAACTAATATAAATATAATATTAGTTCAAAACAATTTAAACACATTCATATTATATAATATACAATATGAATTCTTATAATAGTATGAAGCCTGTATATTCATTTGATAAAGAATATAATTGCGGGATAATTGATTATAATAATAAAAAATATTACGTGGATATAAATGATAGGGATAATATAATTAATTTTAATAAAAAATTTATGTTTAATAATGAAGACGATTTATATCCATCTTACAATTATAATAAACAAACAATAAATTATTTAATGTTTTTATATAATTTTAAAGAAAATAACGTTAATTATATTTTTAAAAATAATAATCCTTTTGATTTAAGAAGAAATAATGTTGAGATTTATCATATTTATCATAAACAAATGATAACTAAATATAATGTAATTGAATATATATCGGGGCATTATTCAAAACATGGTTGTGAACCTTATCACATGAAAAATCCTATTTGGAAAATTAATGATGAGTCTGAATATTTATTAATGTATTGTGAAAAAAACACTATTATTAAATTGTGTCAAAAATCATTAGATAAAATAATAGAATATGAAAATGCACATAATGAAGGTAAAAAACTTACTTTCCATAAACATACAAATGGCTATATTTTATCATCAAAATCTTTATTTATTCATCAAATAATTACAGGTTGTTACGGTAATGGAAAGGGTACTATAACAATTAGTGTAGACCATATAAATCAAAATCCATTAGATAATACTTGGATTAATTTAAGAATTTCTACTCGTGAAGAACAAGAACAAAACTCAAAAGGTATTAAACCTGGAACAAAGAGAGAAAGAAAACACAACGCAAAACCTTTACCAGAAGGTATAACTCAAAATATGATGAAAAAATATGTTGTATTTTATGAAGACTACGCAAACAAAGAGAAAACAAGACTGCGTCAATACTTTAAAATTGAAAAACACCCTAAATTGGAGAAAATAATAATTGGTTGTAAATCTAATAAGATTTCCATTTTAGAAAAATTAAATGAAATTAATAAGATTATTGACGATTTGGATAATGATAATTATATTAAAGTTTGAATTCATTTTATGAGTCCGAACTAACAAAATAAAAATACGAATATTGTATGAACATTATAAACAACTTATCAAAAACATCAATATAAACCTAATTGATTTATTTAAAATAATGGATAACCAAAATAAAACAAGTTTTATTCAAATGAAAAAAGAAAGAAGAGAAAAAAAACGAACAGATAAACGAGATATTACAGGTGAAGAAGTTATTTTTATTTTTGAAAAAGTATTAGAAGGATGGAAAACAATAAAAATTTATAACACAATTATTCAACTAAATCCTAACTCTGAAATAAGCAAGAAAAAAACAGAAGTTATATCCTCTGGAAATTGTAGGGTATATGAATCCGAATTAAGCAAAGAAAGATACGAATATTACAAGGAGTTAAGAGAAAAAGTATATGAATATCATAAACGTTTTATTTAATATATATATATATAACTAGTCTATCTAATTTTTTAAGGCATTTTATTTTAAGTTTAACACAATATTATTGTATTTTTATTTGTTACAAATTAAATGAAAGTAAAAAACAGATTAAATCGTAAAAATAAAGTTGAAGAAAAATATGCGTTATAAATAATTAAATGTTATGTATTTAATTATTATGAAATTGTTAGTTACAGGTTGTTGTGGCTTTATTGGTTCAAATTTTGTAAATTTTTATTTTAACGAGAATTCTGATGCAACAATAGTAAATTTAGATGCAATGTATTATTGTGCATCAAAAAACAATATCAATGAATGTGTGCGTAATTCAAGTCGTTATACTTTAGTTAAAGGAAATTTATGTTCTTTTGATTTAATATCAAATAT